GAAGAAAGACTTAGACAAACTCAAGTCATTTGTACGCCATTTTGCAATCACTGCAGTGGCTGTTTATACAGTTAATCCTGACGCTGATTGGAAGGCTGTTATTGCTGGCGCTATCGCTGGTGTGGCTGGTCCTGCAATCCGCGCTATTGATAAGAACGACCCTGCTTTTGGTCGCGTTGCAGATTGGGCAGAAGCAGAGATTAAAAATCTTGTAAAGAAGTCAGCAAAGAAAGCGCCTAAGAAAAAGCCATAAGTTTCCCGCCTCCATGGGAAAGCACTCCTGAGCATGAGTCTAAACTGCTCATTTACACTTTATGTTAGGCTATGAGCGGAGGTGGGTATGAGTTTAGAGAAAGCAATAGAAGAACTAGCATCAAAACAAAAGCCATACAGTAAATACTGCTCATGGCAAATGACAATTAATACACTCACGGATAAAGATAAAAAAGCATTGGAAGAAGCATGGGCAAAAGGATATTCGGCAAACATTATTGTTAAAGCCTTACGCGCTGAAGGACATAAGGCAACAGCCGAATCCATAAGAGCGCACCGTAGGGGTGTATGTAAATGTCCGAAGAATTAAATGAGATTCTAAAAGACCGACAATCAATACACGGTAATGCAGAAAAAAACTTTGAAAAGATAGGCAAGATATGGGCAATTATGTTAAATCTTGATATGCCAATACCTGCCTGGAAAGTAGCGCTAATGATGGATTCTTTTAAGACCATCAGGTGTTTAGTCAATCCAAATCATAAAGATAATTGGCTAGACAAACAAGGCTACACAGAACACGGAATGAAAGCATGGTTCAATGAGCCTAGAGGATAGTATTAAAAATCTGCCTGAGGGCATTGAGTCTGATGATGTTAAAGAATTACGCAATGCTCTTTACCGTTTGCAAAAACAATTACTAAAAGCAAAAACAAAAACAGAAGATTTAGTAGAAGCAACACATCAAGCCGCTTACGATGCGATGCTTACGATGGGTCCAATTAAACCCATTGCGGAACCAAAGGTGGCAAAAGGTGTCAAAGGTAAACCTGAAGTAGCGCTGTGGCACATGACAGATTGGCAAGGCGCAAAACGGACAACTACATATAACTCAGATGTAATGCGCAAAAGGGTCATGGAGTTTGCAGAAAAGGCTGTACGCATTACAGAGATACAACGCGCAGACCACCCTGTAAAAGATTGCTACATTCTTTTTGGCGGCGACATGGTTGAGGGTTTATTTAACTTTCCAGGGCAAGCATTTGAAATTGATGCCACACTATTTGAGCAGTATGTAAATGTAAGCAGGCTTTGTGTAGATGTGGTTCGCTACGCTCTAGCGCATTACGAAAAAGTTACGGTAGTTCCTGAATGGGGTAATCATGGGCGTATTGGAAGTAAAAGAGATAATGTTCCTCGCTCTGACAACTTTGACCGTATGTGTTATGAGTTGGCGCGTCAGTTACTTGCAGGCGAAAAACGACTTCATTGGCACGAATGTGCAGATGACATTCAGAGGGTACAAATCGGAGAGTATCGCGCATTGCTTATACATGGTGATGAAGTTGGTCGTAACGGTTTTGCATCTCCATCAACGATTGTCCAACACATCAATAGATGGCGCAGTGGGTCTTACCCTTGGGAATTCAGAGATGTCTATATTGGTCATTACCACACCCACGCAGAATGGGCGCTTGCAAATGGATTGGGCAGTGTTTACCAAACTGGTTCTACCGAATCAGACAACCGTTATGCAGGTGTCATGCTCGCCGCGACTGCGACACCAAGTCAAAGATTGCATTTCATTGACCCAATAAAAGGGCGTGTGACTGCAGGATACAAAGTATGGTTGGATTAAACTGCCGCCACATTTACGAGGATATAGGCGAAATTATTTGCCCTGATTGCGGGCGTGATACGCACGAAACCGATTGGGCATTTCAACACGCTTTGCACGCTGATTGGATAACTAGCGGTAAAGCAAGCAAACAAGGTTGGTGGAGTATTTAGAAACCCAGGTTATCCCAAGCATCTACCGCGTCATCTAGTGACGGGTAGGTTTCCTTGGTGCAATCGCCATCATTCTTCATCTTCTAAATCAAAATCCTCTGACCTAATATCCATGCCATTGTTCTTGCAATAGTCCATGGTGGCTATAAAACTGGTCAGCGCTCTGTTGGATAAATCTTGCATCATGTCGGGATATTGAAAGTCAGCCTCTACTTCAACAATGAGATTGAAAAGGCTGATGTGGACTCTTGCTTGTGCCATGGCGACCTCCTGGACCCCCAAGTATCGCACTGCTTATGAATAATTTTCACGACACACCGTAGGGGGTGTTCCGTAATGTCGGTGGGCGGGTATAAGGTCAGCCTACCCATGGGGCAACTGCCCCCCGACAGAAAGAAGGCAAGCATGGCGCAAGCAATCGCGCAGTTCGCAGATATACAAGGAACCGTGAAAGTTACGGTGTTTGATGACATCTCATACGAAGTGAAGCACCGTAATGATTACACGCAACGCTTTGATATGAACAAGTGGTATCGCAAAGAATCAAGCCTCATCAATCATGTCAGACATGATGTCAAGAATGGTGCATGGGGCGAACTATATGAAGTTGTATTGGAGGCAAACTAAATGGCATTTGATTTATCACACTACGAAACAGTTGCGGAAAGATTACAACGCGCACTGAATGACCACCCTGACTTGCGAATAATTACGGAGATTGTGGACCTTGCACGCGACCCACAAACAAACCGACCTTTGCAATATGTCGTCAAAGCATCTTTGTATTACGGTGATGTTTTGAAGGCTGTTGATTTTGCTGAGGAAATTGTTGGCAGTAGTCACATCAACAAAACTAGCGCCTTGGAAAACGCCTCTACAAGTGCCGCAGGGCGTGCATTAAGTCTTGCTGGTTATATGGGTACAGACCCGAACACAAAGAAGCCTGTACGCCCTACAAGGCAAGACATGGAGAAGGCAGAACGCGTTACTGACGCGCCTGTAGTTGCAAAAAAGATTACAGAACCAACTGATTTGCAAAAGCAAGAAGCAACAATGGCGATTGCTTTGGCAGATACAGCCGCATCACTTGAGCAGTTGAAATCGGTTTACAACCAATTTAGCGGACTCAAAGACATCAAAGTAAATGGCACAACATTGCTAGATACCGTCAATAAAAAGAAAAGGGAGTTTGCATGAGCGACAAACAAAAGAAGTTTGTTCCATCTGCGGGATATATCGTGAGCGTGCATCAAAACGCTTTGGGTATCCGCGCAGTAGCAAAAGAACTTGATGTATTTCCTGAAGCCCTGGCAGAAGCCATGGAGCGCGCAGGATTTCAAATGATGGCTGACCCATTTGATTTGTCAGCCGATGCAGGCAAACTAATTAAGTTGCAGGCACGACAAGAAGCCCAGGGATTACATGTTGTGAAGGAGAACGATGGCGCATCAGATAGTAACTCCACAACAGATTGAGGCTCGTCTTTATGCGCTCTCAAAAGAGATTGATGCGGCGCATGAAGAACTCAATAAATGTGAATCCGAATATCACTTGAAGAAGGCTGAGTATGAAGTTTCTATGGCGCGTAGCCGCATGACTTATGCCAGCAAATCTTCACCAACTGGAAAGAATTACACAATCCAAGAGCGTGATGACATGGCGCTTTTAGATAATGAAAACCTGCACTTTGATGTAAACATTATTGAAGCCAAAGTAAAAGCGGCTCGCAATAACAGCGCTCGCATCAGAGTTCAGGTGGACCTGACACGAAGCATGAGCGCATCAGTAAGAACAAGCATGGACCTCTAATGGCATTTCTTACTGGAGTAATTGCTTTTGCAATCGGTTATTGGATTGGTAAACGCATGGGCGTTGCACAAACAATGCTACGAATGGAAGGCATCATTGCCGACTTGCAACAGATTGAAATGACATGGAGGCGCACAAAGAATCAATGGAATGAGGACAATCTATGATTGATTTACAAGAGATGGTTGTGAAGTCATTGCGTGGTTATGACTCAAGCCGCTCGCGTTCAACACAAGTTGAGGTAGGTCCGTCATCATTAGGCGGTTGTTCTCGCCGCGTGTGGCACGACCTCAAACAAACACCAAAACTTAATCAAACTGAAACTCTTGGGGCAATCCTGGGAACTTTCATACATTCAGGAATGGAAAAAGCAATGCAACGCTTAGACCCATTTGGTGATAATTATTTGATTGAGATTGAGTTGAATCACCCTGAAATCAAAGGTCACTGTGACTTGTTCATTAAGGACCTTGGATTAGTGGTTGATTTCAAGACCAAGACCAAGAGCAGTATGCGCTACTTGGGTAAAGACCAGGAACAATGGCAGATACAAGTTTATGGCTGGTTACTAGAACAACAGGGCTATGAAGTAAAAGGCGTTGCTCTTGTTGGAATTCCCCGTGACGGAAAGATGACAGATATAAAAATTTGGCAAGATGAATATAAGCCGCATGTTGCAGAGGAAGCGCTGGAATGGTTGCGCAATCTCAAGCAATGGGCGGCAACAGATGACGCACCCCCACAGCCACAACTTGCTGTGTCATTTTGCAAAGACTACTGCCCATACTTTGACCCGTCAGGAGAAATCGGTTGCCCAAGTACGATGAAGTAGATTGGACACAAGCCGCCTGTAGAGGCTCTGTTTATACAGATATTTTCTACAATGTTGAAGAAGAACGAAGCATTGTCGCTTACGAATACATTAATGCTTTGCGAACTATTTGTTTAGCGTGTCCTATATGGAAAGCATGCCTGACATATGCCATGGAACATGAGGACTATGGCGTGTGGGGCGGCATGACTAGCGTTGAACGATATTCATTCCGTAACCCCAAGAAATATCCAAATCAACAAAGACGCGCAATCTTTGCGTTTGAAGAAGCGGGTATTTCTTATGTAGAGATTATGGAGTGTTTCAATGGAGCCAATTAGACAAGTTCCAACCGACCAAAATAAAGAACAAAGAGTGGCAAACTTTTTAGTACAAAAAATGCCATGGTCATTGTTTCCTACGCCCAAGTTTTATTTCACCGATTATCACATTAATCGTAAGCACGACAACGGGCGTGAGAATTACATTGGTGATTTAGAAATTAAATGGCTGAACTCACCAAGCACATCACCTGCAATTTTTCCTTACAACAAATTGCAAATGATGATGGCAGTGCCTGTTTACACAGACAGCCCTGAGAGTTATCACCGAATTTGTTTTAGATTCACAGATGGTCTTATGATTCTGCCCGCTAAAGCGCTCATGCGCTTACAACCTACAGTGCATACCCGCAAAGATACGAATGAAACTGACATGGTGGTTTGGGTAAGGGTTGATGAGTTTTTAGGTTATCTACGACCTTATGTGGTCCACTAGGAGGCATTGTGAGCATTATTCGTTCCCCCAGGGTTGAATCAAATTTTAGTGTTATCTCAAATTCCGTCATTAGAGATACACGATTGAGTTATCGCGCTCGCGGTATCTTGTTAGATATTTTGAGTCGCCCTGATAACTGGCGCGTGTCTGCCGATTCCTTAGCGAGAACGGGCTGTGAAGGTCGCCATGCGATTTTGACAGCCCTGAAGGAACTGCGTCAGGCGGGCTATATGCGGACAGAAAAATTGCGCAAAGATAATGGGCAATTTGAAACCGTCAGTATTGTTTACGATACGCCGAATTATGAATCAACCGAAGTCCAAAAACCGAATTTCGGTTATCCGCAGTCGGAAAACCGCACTCCTTTAGAAGAACTATCCAAGAAGAACTTAGATACAAACCTGTTTTATGAATTTTGGAAGGTGTATCCAAGAAAGGTTGGAAAGCAAGCCGCAGAAAAAGCCTTTGCAAAAGCGGCAAAGACAACTGACCAAAATGTAATTATTGTAGGAGCGGCAAGATATGCAGATGACCCCAACCGCGTAGATGCTTTTACCGCTCACCCGACTACCTGGTTGAACGCAGGGCGTTGGAATGATGAGCCGCTACCTGAACGCATCAAGACTGCAGATGAAAAGCGAGCAGAAGAAAAGCGAATCATTGAGGAACGCCGCCGCCGCGACATTGAGGAAACATTACGGTGGCAAGAAGAAGTTGAACAAGCAAAAAAGAAAGCGGTTCCAATGCCCGACACATTCAAGGATTTATTACGCTCTCTTTAATTACGAATAACTGTTACACTTTCTGTAATCATTACTCCTGAAAGGGGAGGACATGGCAACATTAGTAGTAACAAAAGCAAGCAACATGCAATGCGGCGACAAAATAATTCAGAACAATAAAGTTCTTGAAGTGTTAAGCATTGATGGACCTGACCACACTGGTGTTTATGATGTGCATGTAAAAGATGAACAAGGCAAAGATAAATTTGTGATTGTTCAAAACTTAGTTACAATTATTATGTGATAAATTTTTTTGTTGATGGCTTACCTGTTCCGCAAGGTTCCATGAAAGTTATCAACGGCAGAGTCATTCATAACAAAGGCTCTGAACTTGCGGCATGGCGTAGCGCGATTGCATTGACTGCACGACAACACGGCGCTCGCCCTTCAACCGACCCTATGTTTATTCATATCAAGTTTTATATGCCGCGACCCAAGACAGTAAAACGCCTTCACCCTTCTGTTGCTCCCGACCTGGATAAACTGATTAGGGCGGTCCTAGACGGGCTAACAGCCATCGCCTATGTAGATGATGGGCAAGTGGTGTCAATCGTGGCTGAGAAAGCCTATGGAGAGCGTATAGGGGCAGATATAGCCCTAGGCTCACGCACAACCGAACAAATGTTCTAATAAAAACTTTGCCACAAATGTTGGTAAATGTCCTTGCAATGATGTAATCTTCACTCATCGGGGCAACCGCCCCTTAGGACATGGAGGCTATTATGACCAGGACAGATATACATAGACCATCTGCACCTGAATTTAATCCTGAAAATTATGAATTTGTAACTTGCTTTGATTTGCACCCTGAGCAAGGCGATACAAAATTCATGCGTGAAACTGTGAGCGGATTTGTTGCCAAAGGCTACAAGTTTGCTAACGCTGGTTTTGGTTGCGCACATTGCGGCAAAAACATTCGTTACGCCGCGCTTATGCTCCACACCCCAACCATGGAAATGCTTTATATCGGCGAACAGTGCCTAACCAATCGTTTTGAATCTATGACTCAGGCGCAATTCAAAAGATTACGCGAGAGTGCAAAATTAAATCGTGAGCGCGCTACAAAGAAGGAGCGCCTTGCAAACTTTGTTGCACAAAATCCAGTTGTTCAAACCCTTATTGATTTTGTTGATGCCAACTCAACTGGCGAAAAATCATTTGGTTACTACGGTAATGGTTTCTTGCTTTCACTTTACGAACAACTGATGCGCAACGCAGAACTTAGCGAAAAACAACTTACCGCCATTGAGCCTGCCATTGCACGCGAGAACGAACAAGTTGCACGCGCTAAGGCTCAAGAAGAAGCAAAAAAAGTTTTGCTCAATGCAGGTGTACGCGCTCCTGAGGGTCGCGTAACTGTTATGGGCAAAATTCTTGGATTCAAAGTTCAGGAATCAGAAATCTACGGCGATACAACCAAGATGATTGTTGAGAGCGTAGAAGGTTGGAAAGTTTATGTGACCGCCCCAAGCGGCTCAGGCGAAGCAAATGTTGGCGATGAGGTTTCATTCATTGCACAACTCACACCATCAACAAGTGATGCACTTTTTGCGTATGGCAAGCGCCCAAGCAAATTCACCGTAACTAAGACCGTGGAGGCAAAATAATGACAACTATCAATGGCAGATGTTTATGGAACGAACACGAATTGTGCAATTACAAACCTTGTGATTGCCCATGTCATACAACCAAGGAGGCAAAATAATGAAGTGCTGTAATCACAGAGTAATAAAAACAGGTTGTATGTGTCACAACTGTTCAGGCAATTTATGCGATTACTCAAAGGAGGCAAAGTAATGAGTTATTACACCTGCAGTATCTGCGGAACGGAGTTTGACCGCAGTAATGAATTTGAAATGGCACAAGTAGAAGGACACCTAGACAGACACCAGGAGGCAAAGTAATGACACAACCAATACTCAAGTGCATGATGTGTTACGGAAAGGGCTATATCGCCTACAACGATGACGATGCGTGCGATGTAGTTCCTTGCGACTGCACGATTCCTGTGGAGGTGAAACGATGAAGTTTAAGATTGAGTTGGAGATTGATTACGACAAGTTCTCAATCCCTGAAGGCAAGGCAAAGTCAATGGTCAATGGCATGCAACGCGAACAAGCGCAGTGGGCTGTTGAAGATGCTCTCAAGATTGCAGGATTCAATCCTGTGACTCTTTCAATCTATAAGAGCAGGCAATGAAACTAGAAGGCGAATATGACGATAGACCACGCTGTATATGGTGTGGCTCCTTTGGAGGATACGCCAACAGGCTTATGATTCACTTGAACAAAGACCAGGACACATTCATAGCCGAATGTGATTGGTGTTGGAGTTCGGACTACTACAGAAAGAAGGCGGCAAATGGGCAAGGCAACTAGAACATGGAGGCTGACACGCAGAGGGCGATTTGTTGTAGCGCTCGCAACGCTGTTGTTGGTTTCCTGGTTGATGAACATTACAACTCCTGATGAGTGCAAAGTGCCAATAGGCGAGATGTCACAGTTCTGCGTAGATTTCTTATACCCATGAAAGGAAACAAAATGAAGAAGGCAATTACGCTGGCGGTAGCGCTGGCATTTATTACACCCGCACAAGCAAATGAAATTGCAGGAACACGCGTAGAAGGTCAGGGCGCTGTTTGTGCTGAAGGTCAAGGCAAAGCCGTAGAAATAAACATTGCACTAAAAAAAGAATTTAGTTATTGCTTTGAATTACCAAAACCAACCCCAAAACCAACACCGACTCCCACACCAACATTAACACCGACTCCTACACCAACACCTACACCTACTGTATCGGTGACAACTGAACCGACAGCCGAACCAACAGG